TTTTAAAAATGAGAAGTCGGAGATGATATTAAAAAATACAAAGTATCCAATATATAAGGATTTAGAACCCTATAAAATATATGATTTTGATATGATAAATGATATACACCAGGATATAATACGATTAATAGAGTATATTAATAAAATAATACAGCAAAATGAAGATGAAATTAAAGCACATCAGACAAAATTAACGAGCGGAATAAATATTGATAACTATATACACAATTTAGAATATCATAATAATATCATTGTAAATAATGTAAATTTATACAAAAAATATTTATCAGCGTATCATACATATCATATTTCATTTCTCTCAAATTTAAATAGTAAATTAAATTGTATACATGAACAATTAGATAATGATATAAATTTTACGCAACCTATTAAAGAGAAAAAGAGTATAATAATGACAAAAATATGTAAACGGTGTTGTAAAAAAGAGGCGGTATATTGCGAAACATGTATGAATGAAGAGAATGAACAATATATGAGATTGTCTGATTTAAGAAATAATATTTCAAATAAAGAGGAATCAATCGATAAAGATATGCCAAATTTGACAAATAATATTGAACCAAACACAGAACCAAACATTGAACCAAATATAAATATAAATATTGTTGAACCAATCGCAGAACCAATCATTGAACCAAACGCAGAACCAATCGCAGAACCAATCATTGAACCAAATATAAATATAAATATTGTTGAACCAATCGCAGAACCAAACGCAGAACCAAACGCAGAACCAATCATTGAACCAATCATTGAACCAAACGCAGAACCAATCATTGAACTAAATATAAATATTGTTGAACCAAACATTGAACCAATCGCAGAACCAAATATAAATATCGTCGAACCAAACATTGAAGTAAATAAAAATATTGTTGAACCAAACGCAGAACCAATCGTTGAACCAATAATTGAACTAAATATAAATATTGTTGAACCAATCGCAGAACTAAATATAAATATCGTTGAACCAAATATTGTCGAACCAACTAATGAAATAACGCAAACTATGACAAAGTTAATTATTGAAATAATTGAGCCCGAAGGCGAACCACCTGAAATTAAAACACATGTTAGGCCTACTCAACTTTTTACTATATACGAATCGAATCTTAATGATAATTCCTTATATATAAATACTGATTTAGTAAATGCGATAATATCGAATCCAATAAGCGACTCAATCTTAAATGACTCAATAAGTGAACCAATGCCAATAAATGAACCAATTCCAATAAACGAATCAATGCCAATAAACGAATCAATGCCAATAAACGAATCAATGCCAATAAACGAATCAATAAGTGAACCAATGATAATAAGTGAACCAAATACAGATATCACAATAGATAATAAAACAAATACAGATGATATAGAAAGAAAAATAAATAATAACCCGCCTTTTTTTTTGGATATAAATATACCAATGAATGAATTAAACCACCCAAAAAAAAAGAAAAAACATAAAAAATAATTACCTTTTAATAAAGTTGGCAATTTTTGCTCTATCACCAATTGCTTGCGTCATAGTTCGGTTTCTTAACGCGCTCGCATTAACGGCATAATTTGCCCTAAAATTTCGTTTCCCATCAATCAAATAGCGAGGTTCGCCTCCTTCATTACTACAAAAATGATTCTTTAATGGAAAAAAATGGTTGGGTTGATATACGTGATTATACCAATCATCACAACCCCAATTAAGAATATTTTCCGGAAAAAAATAACCGAATATTTCCATATGTTTGCGCGATACAAATGCCTGAGTCAATATTCGGTTATTATTATTAATGGGACCAGTTAGTCCAACACCATTCGTCAGGACCAATGTATTAATGCTATCATTCACCCAACCTGCCGTCTGAAAATGAATATCATCGCCACATTGATAAAAATATTCACAACCATCCGAATATGCCAATTTATATAATTCATTCCACATTTTAGTCAAATAACCCTTTTGAATATTAAGAACAACAAAATGTATATGAATATTTTTAAATATATTCGTAAATCGGCGAATGACGCCCTGTTCTGCTACATTATTAAAAATAGGGTCATCATTATCTACTCCTAAATAAAAATGGTATTCGTGTTCTTTATCTTGATTAATTAAAAATGTTTTAAATGTTAAATTATAAAAATAGGTTTGTTTTATTGTGGTCCATTGGCGGCCTTTAGATGTACATGGCACAAGTAATCCAATCTTCATTAATATAATATATTATAAAATCTTTATATTCCTATTCCTTTCATTTCCGGTGAATTATTTTCTGATTTGCCCTGTTCTAATCTTTGTCGCGCGGCTGCTTCTTCTCTTGCTCTATTTACTTTATTTTGTGCTTTTCTTTTTTGTAATACTCGTGAATTTACTCCTGCGTTAGATTTTACTCCTGCGTTAGATTTTACTCCTGCGTTAGATTTTATTTCCGCTTGTAGTTGTCTCTCTCTCCTGTTAGCAGACTTTCTTTTTTGTATTGGTCTATTGTTAGCAGGTACATTTCTAGGAATATTTTCGCCTAATTCTTCTTCTAACTCTTCAACCGGTAATTCAGGTAATGAGTTTCTTACCTCAGACCTACCGCGAACATTAATATCTACATTATGAGGCGGCTTTAATGTAGCAGTATATCTTACGCGACCAGGTTCACCTGTAGCCCGTTCGATATACTTATTATGAGATTTATTTCTTTTAATAGGTTTTGGTCTTCTATTATTCATTGAAACTTTTTTAGCGTGAGCCAATGGATGTTGAAATTCATAATGAACCCGTTCAGTTCTCTGTTTTTTTTTTGGTAATTTATTTAATATTCCGCGTCTATATTCACTCGCGGTTAATTTTGCGCACTGCCCTTTACTATTTCTAATTTCATTTGTTTTACATTTTTTAACAAATGCGCAAGTAACGGGATTTATTTCTTTGCCTGCTTTATCATTTCTACGTACACATTCTTCCATATATATTAGTATATAAAATAAAATCAGGTCTAAATATATGAAACAGAAAGGGAAATCGACAAAACAATCTGTGAATAAACCACCTGTGAATAAACCACCTGTAAAAAAATCTAAGGCTGCGAAAAAACCATCCCCTGAAAATAATCAGCCTGTAAATAAACCACCTGCGAATAAACCTAAAAAAAGCAAAACAAAAAAAACAAAATCGCCTAATGTAGCAAATACACTTACCTCAAATAATTTTGAAGAAGCATACCGAATAATGGGTGTAGGAATGACACGCGCACAATTTAAAGCAAAATATTAATACGGAATACTTCGTTTTATCGTTACTTCGTTTTACAACTTCGTTTTACCACTTCGTTTTATCGTTACTTCGTTTTACCATTTAGTCTTTTTAACATTAATTTTTTGAACCGTCTTTCTATATTGTTCGGGATTATAGGGCGCATCCTCTTCATCATCGGCCATTGACTTTGACATTTCCCAAAACTCTTTAGAACCAAGTTTAAAATCATGTCGTATGTCTGCGTTAGCTTTATACCAAAATATCTGGTCACTTAATCTGTTAGATTTAACATTATTGTCAATTACTAAACATTCATAATTTTCGGTGCATTGGTCCATAACTTGACAAAAGGATTCGAATGTAGGAAACATTCCCGCATAATTTTCATATATTCGTTTACGATTTGCGATGTAAGGTTCTCGTAAAATAAATACATAATCGATATTTGTGCGTAAAGTAGGCGGGATTCCAAGAGGGTATTGCATCGTAATAATTAAAAATACTTTCCAATGTCGCCCGTTCATAAACAGTAAACGCATCATTTTATCCCTTGCCCAAGTATTATCATAAAGACAATCGTCTAAAATAACAAGTGTCCGCGGGTCAATTTTACAAGTTTTATAAAGTTGTAATTGTTTATTTACTTCTTTAATTACAGTCTTTTGGCGCTTTAAAATATTTTCAATAATACCGGTGCTATATTCATCGTGAATAAATAGTTTAGGAACATGCGCGGCATAAAATCCGTTGCCCGCTTCCGTGCCGGAAATAACAGTACATATAGGTATGTCGCGATGATGAAATAAAATATCTCTTACTAAATAACTTTTGCCGGTATCACGCCGGCCAATAAGAACAACCACGGGCCCTTTATTTTCATCCTTTAAAAATGTAATTCGTTTCATATCAAACTTCTTTAATTCTAATGTCATATAATATACGCATATATCTAATAAATGGCTTTATACGCATATAAAGATTTTATATTATGATTATATATGCTCCGTAAATTCGGGGCAATATATAATGATGAATTTATAAAACCATCATTAGCAGATAGAGCTCGAGCATATAAATGCCCCGATTGTAACCAACACGTAATATTTAAAAAGGGCGCTAATAGAACATTCTTCTCTCATAAAACAAAATGTATAAAAACCAATCAAACTATAATTCATAAAATAAATAATTTGTTATTAAGCAACCAATTACATATTTGTAAACAATGCGCCCAATGTAATGAACAAACAAATATACATATAAATGATAATTACAAAATAACTATATCAGGAACCACTCTATTATATTCAGTAGACGATAAGTTGAAATACATATTTGAAACCGGATATTTTACGCATAAAAATGTTCAATGGTTTAAATTAAATAATGATATGAAGTGCGATAGACTATTTATATGCGATGAATGTGTTCAAGGCCAAGTATATTTTAATCAAAGGGGCGCTGGATGCGGCAAAACATATGAAAGTATACAATTATTAAATAATCCCAAATTCAATAATAAAACAACATTTATTTATTTAACAAAAACTCATTCGGCTAAAGAGGTTATATATAGCGAATTAAAGGAGCAATATGATTCAAAAAATATTGGACTCTCTCTTATAAGTGAAGAGCATACTAATAAATATAAATTAATATTTGATAGATGTATTATTATTATAGGGACGATTGATTCATTTACGTATAATATGTATGATAAGTCAGAGCAACTGAGCGATATAGATTTATATAATGAAATCGTAAACCAAATTCACAAAGGAAAATTAACAACCGAAATAAATTACGCAAATACACAAATAAAAATAGATAACAAGACGCTTATGATTATAGATGAGGCGCAAGATTTGGGTAAAAATTATATGGACGCATTCTTAAAGATTGTAGAAACAACAAAGGCTGATTTATATATTATTGGTGATAAACTACAAAGTATTTGGGGAGAGAATAATATATATACGTGTATAGACCAGGCAACCGCCAACATAAATAAAAGCGACGGCATTAATCAAGTAATGCGGTTTCATAACGCAAAATTTAAGTATTTCGTAAATACACTAATACCCTATTATAAATATAATTTGCCAAAAATAGAAAAGATATGTGACCGCCCATGTAAATATGTTCATGAAGACATTAAACCCTATACTATTTTTGAATTAGGGTCATTATATAGGACCGACTTGGATGATATGTATAAAGTAATTCATACCATACTTGGATATATGAATACGGAAATTGCCACCTATAATTATTCGCCCAATAATTTTATGTTTATATTTCCAATATTAAAGAAGAATACGTTTGCGCAAATATTGTATCTTGAATTGGATAAGTTTTGGAAGGAGCGATTAAGCAGTAATGAAAAATATGTATATTTACATAAATCGGAACCGGGTACAACCATTAATTTAAAAGAGTCTGTGAATGCTACCCGCATTATGTCGATACATACATCAAAAGGGACTGGATGCGAAGTGGTATTTGTATTAGGGTTATCCGAACATACTTTAAAAATATTTAGTCACCAAACAGATAACATTACTTATAATTCATTATTACATGTTGCTATAACACGACAAAAGAAGGCAATTTATGTGGGTATAGAAAACAATAATGATGAAATATGTAGACGATTTAAAAAATTATAATTAAAAATCCCGATTGATATGTTTAATTAAAACTTCAACATTATCCAACATTATTCTCAAATCAACTTTTTTATCGGGGTCATTCATTTTAGAGTGTTTTTTAGAAATACAATCTCTTAAACGCAATACGCCTGTTTTATATTGAGAAACCCTATCCGTATACCCGTGTTGTTTTGATAAAATCATCCAACCCATTTTTTCAAATGATGATTCATACCATTTACGAAGGCTATGATATGTTGGATTATGAGCGCACCCTTTAATTTTCATAGTTTTACGGTTCATAGTTTTACGGTTCATAGTTTTACGGTTCATAGTTTTACGGTTCATAGTTTTAGGCATATATATTATTAGTTTAATTTAAATAAGTTTTATGTTAAATAAATTAATATGAAATCAAATTCTTGTGAAATGCCTTTTGATAAAAATGATATTACACAATATAATCCATTACAATCTACTTTAAGCATTTGCCCCGAAAAAAAAGTTAAAGAATATACTGAGAGACTATCTTATAATAAGTTTGTATTTGTTGATACGAACGGAATTACGAGAACATGCTTTAAAAAGTTTATTACATTAGTAGACTATGTAAAGTATTTGATTGGCAAATATAAACCGGAAGAAATGAACAATTTACCCTCTATTGAAAATAATAAAGATAATCAATTTCAAGAATATATAAATTCGCAACATAATTATGCTTATGTAGATGGGTTTTTTTATTTTTTAACGTCCAAATTATTAAACGCAGGATTTGTTCATGGGATTGAGTTTTATGATAATTATGTATGTTTAACACAAAATTGCGAACTTAATATTGCTGATGATTTCGAGTATTTATCAGATTCGGACTTTTTTAATGAACACATAAATAAATTATTTCATTTTAAGGATGAAACATTTGGTAATATGTTTAAAAAAAACGTTCCTATTTCATTGAGTGATGAAAATATTGAACTAGAAATGGATTCCTTAGATGATTTAGAAGCACCTATATTGGATGACGCAAACGCAGATGACGCAAACGCAGATGACGCAAACGCAGATGACGCAAACGCAGATGACGCAAACGTAGATGACGCAAACGTAGATGACGCAAACGTAGATGACCAAATTAATGATATAACAACACAAAATACACTAACTGACCAATCAGTTGGAGATGAACTGGTAGAAATAATGAATAATGATTCAGATTCAGAAGTAGATGATTCAGACCATTCAACGGTAGATTTATCGGATACCGATAATAATAGCATAGACTCAAATAACACAGAAGAATGGGAGACAGATGATGAGACAGAGGAAGAAACAGATGAAATTGAAAATCTTACATTAGTCGTGAATAAAATACCAACCCAAGTGGTAGCAATTGAGTATTGTGATATGACGTTTGATTCTATTTTAGAGAAAAATGAAATCCGCATTGAAGAGTTGGAAAGCGCAATGTTTCAAATTATATCAATGTTATATTTGTATCAAAAGGCATTTAAGTTTACGCACAATGATTTACATACAAATAATATTATGTGTATTTCTACAAAGGAGGAGTTCCTACAATATAAAATTATGGGCAAATATTATAAAATTCCAACTTATGGCCGCATATATAAAATTATTGATTTCGGTCGGGCAATATATACTGTAAATGGCACTGTGTTATGTAGTGATAGTTTCTCAGAGAATGGCACTGCGCACACCCAATATAATTGCGAACCCTTTTATAATCCGGAAAAGCCATTAATAGAGCCAAATTATAGTTTTGATTTATGTCGTCTCTCATGTTCAATGGTAGATTTTATTGTAGAAGATATAAAACATATTAATAATTATAGAAAGGTTCCTATATATGACCTTATTATTAGTTGGTTATATGATGATAATGGAGTTAATATACTATATAAAAAAAATGGAGAAGAGAGATATCCGGATTTTAAGTTATATAAAATGATTGCCCGAATTGTACATAATCACTTACCTGAGACACAATTTAGTCATGCCTGTTTCAAACAATATGAAACAGACACACTTGAAAAATGTATGGACTTAGATGCCATTAAAAATCAGGTTCATTTGTAAATACTTTTGCCTTTGAACCAGTATCACTAAAATAATACTCTTTCGCATATAATACTATAACTACAATTACGCCAATATATACGCTATCACGTAATATATTTTTTTCATTATTTTTATCAGTTTTATTCATCTTTTCTAAAACCATTTTTAATATTAAATAAATAAAGGAAACTACAAGAGCAATATATATATATTCAGTCATTAAAATATATATATTGAATAATTTATAAATTTAAACGAACCTCATAAATATATTCGTTTGTAACACATGAGATATCATATCGAATTTTAGTTAAAGCTCTTCAAAATCAAGCTTAATTGGCTCAGAACCTTTTGATAAGTCGAGGTCTTCAAACCCCAAGTTATTTAATGGTAACTCATCGCCAAGTGAAATTATGCCATCATTTGGGGGTGATTCAAATGTTAATACGGAGTTCTTGTCTGTAAATCCTACACTGGGTTTAATTGTTTTTTCCATATTATTCATTTGAGATTGTACATTGAAAAAGGATGGCATATTATCATTAATAGGTTCCCTCATTTGCGGTATATTCATTTGCGTCATATTATTGGGCGTCATATTATTGGGCGTCATAATGGGTCCACGTGAAATAGGTTTGAATGTATCTGAATGGTTTGATGAGTCATTTGTTTCTACAAATGGTTTAACTGGTTCTACAAATGGTTTAGTTTCAACTAATTTCTCGACCTTAGTTACTTCAACCTCTTGTGTTTCATCAATAAACTGCCGAAGAAGCGTCTCGACAGGAATGCGGTCGCGTATAGTATTCATAATACAAGTTTGAACCATTAACTCAAACTCTCTATTTCGGCGCTGTTGTTCTAAAGAAGGAATATCTATTTCAAATAAATAAATAGAAGAATACAATTTACGAGAAATATTAGCATATACATTGTGTAAAAATGTAGCGAAGTCCGGAATATCAATTTTGATTTTTTTGGTATCATTTCCAACTCGAACACAGCTTAGAACTTTTAATTGAATAATATGGACACAAGTTAAAATATCTTCTAAATAAGAGCAATTACACAATTTAACGATGCGTTCATTTTCAGCATTAATCATAATTTGATTCCATTTCGGAATTCGTGCTAAAAGATTTTGATACGTCATTAAATACTTCTCTAATTCATCATTTTCTTCACATATGCGAACCGACTCATTAAAAATAGACCTAAACCCGTCGATAATATGCGGAGTAATGTGGTTAATCAACAGAATGGACCATTCATTTTTTGAATCATTTAATACGTTTGATGTATAATCGTCCATATAATTTTTCAGTTAAAAGATTATTTGGTTAAAAACGCAAATATCGTCGTTTAGTTCTTCGTCTTTTATTAGTTTTTCGTTTATAATAACCACCACGATTGGGGGGATGTTGGAGAGGTTGGCGAAAATTTCCGAATGGGTTTCCTTGGGGATTGGCTAGTTGATGTCCGAAGGGTCTAAGACCTTGAACTTGTTCTATAAGTTGATTTGCAATACCTCTAAGACGCAGTGCTTCCTCGGTTTGATTATCTGACATGTTGGGTTGAATCGCATTATTTGCAGCTGTAATCGCATTATTTGCAACTATAATTAAGTTCCTAATTTCGTCTGTATTCCCCTGACGTGGAATAAGTTGTGCTAAAACTGCTCCTCCTTTATACGGTTTTTGTTTATACGTCGTTCGTTTGTTAGTGCGAGTCTTCATATAAAATATACTAATATAATTTTTCGGTTAAAAGATTATTTGGTTAAAAACGCAAATAATATTATATATTATGGATGAAAGAGTCCAGGCGAGAACAATCAAAATATTACAAAAAAGAGCCATTTACTTAGCAAAAATAAAATCTATTAAGAGGCGGACTAAAAATAAAATCGCAAAACAAAAAAGACTAAGTAGGAAGATTAAATAATACCTTTCCAATAACACAATAAATAAAAAATAATCCATTTTTCATTACGAAGCTCTTTACAAATTCCTTCGTAATAAAATTTTATATATATATATTCTTCTTTTTTCATTTTCTTCATTTGTTTAAGAAGCATATCCCCGTATACGCCATTTTTATATAATTCGTCTGAATAATCGACCAATTCTATTGCCGATTTATTTTTAATATCAATGATAATCGGAGGAATAATACGCCGTTTTTTTATAGGTAATATATGTAAATGAATAAATCGCGAACATATTGGATTAAGTAATTTATCCTTATACGAAGTAATAATAAAAAAACGCGTATTTTTACTATAAATCTCAATACATCTACGCAGTGAATATTGCGCGTCAATCGTCAAATTATCCGCGTCATATAATATAATGCTTTTAAAATGAACTAAATTACTATTTTGTTTAGCAAATTCTTTAATGTCATCTCTTATCATTTTAATGCCTTTACATGTTGCGCAATTAATATACATACAATACATCTTTTTTAATTGACTACTATAAATATGATTTAATAATTTATTTAATACTTTGCGCTTACCTGTATTGTGTTCACCGTAAATAAGTATGTGTGGAATATTAAAAGTTTCGTTATAAGTTTTTATAATAGAATTTATTTGTGTCATATGAAGAGATTAATTATATATTTCTAAATATTTTTATCATAATATATTAAATGATATTCAAACATATAAAAATGAAAAAACAGCATGTTACTCAACATATGGTTGAAGAGGGATTATATATATGTTATGATAATATTTCTTTTTCGACATTTCCGTATAATGTCTATGGTTTAAAATCATCTAAGCATACATTACAATACTATAATTCAGGCAACTGTATAGCTCTTAGTCTTTTTTTAAAATCATACTTTAAAAATATGGGAATAGTTAGTTATTTGATACCGGCGAGTGTTCCACAAGCGCATATGGTTGAAGGCGTAAATCATATATGTCATGTATCCTTATTAATCCCATATGATAAGGATAAATTTTATATAGTAGACCCGGCATTTTATTTTTTAAATCCATTAGATTGTCAAATATCTAATAATATAGAGAGAGTAGCTGATACAGTAAATGTCCATTCATCGACACATTCGCCATTAAGATATAAATTAACGAATGCAGATGAACACAACCAATTTGAAAAACAATGCACATGTTATTTTGAAGAAAGCAAAAATGACCTATGGCATTATTATGTTCAGGAAGTATCCTTAGAAGATGCTGACGCATTTATTGGAGCAACCTTTATGAAATGTAAACCTGAACCTTTCATTGTAAAAACTGTATTAGATATAGAAAATAATATGGTTAAAAAATTATATCATATTAAAAGACCTACGCCACATGATTGTATTATTATAAAAAGTTCAAAAGAAGTATATAATGGACCTATTAAAGATATACCAAAAGAATTATTGAAAGAGATTAGAATGAAATTATATAAATATTTTAATAACAACATATTTTAATACATGAAAAATACACTGATTTATTATATTATTATTATTATAAGTTGTTTAATTGTATTAAATTGTTTTAAACAAAAAAAGATGTATTTAAATATATTCATAATTTTTATTTGTTATATAATTATTTTTTTTGTGTTAGAAGCATTCGATATACTTAGTCCATATCTTATATGGGACCAAACTGAACGAACAAAAGAATGTTATGAATGGTTTGAACATTATTTTAAAAAGAATTATGATAAAGATAAAACGGTAGACTATTCAGAATCGTTATTTTTAGGAAAGTATGATACACCAGTAATTATAGCAACCAAGCAAAAATATGATTATATATATAATCAATTAAATTTATCAAGTGGTAAAACATTACTTGACTGTGGATGTGGTATAGGAACATGGATGTCATATTGTAAAGAAAGAGGAGTTGATGTAATCGGATTAACATTATCAGAAGAACAAGCCAAGGTTATACGTAAAAAAGGTTTAACTGTATATGTAGCAGATTACCGTATATTAAATAAAGAGTTTATTAATAAATTTGATGCAGTTAGTTTGCTTGGGTCAACTGAGCACATTTGTTCTCAAAATCAATATTATAATAGTAGAAAAAAAACATATGATACATATTATTCTTTATTTAATATAGTAAATCAATATGTAAAACCAAATGGAAATATTTTACTCACTGTATTAGTAGATAATAATAAAATGTTTACATTTAATGATTATACTCAGGGCTACATATTAGAAAGACATTATGGCGGGTTTTATTCTACGCCAAATGTAATTTGTAAAGCTATAACAGATAATAAATTAAATATAAATTTTGTTGAAGATCATACAATAGATTATCATTGGGTCAGTGTTGTTGAACCCAATCATTTTGGGCATTGGTATATAGATTGGTCAGAAGATACATTTAGTAAAATTATGTATATTATCAGAGGAATACTTATGGACCCTTTTTTAATACATCATTGGTTATATTATTTTAGAGACAGTTGGATGTGGCATATAGGCGGATATCAAAAAACTCCATTAACCCCCGAACAGGTCAAAAAAGCACCCGCCAATTTAAAATATATTTCAATTCATAAAAATTAGACATTAATATTTATGCCACGCTTCCAATCGGTTTCGTGTATGGATTTTGTTTAAATGCTTTTAACATATCGGCCTGTAAATATTCATCTGTTACATTTTTATATTCTTGTTTTTGCGTGGTATTTATTCCCAATTGAGTTGTATTAGGAAATGTAGGTATATAAATATTTTGTGTTCGGTCATTACATTGTTCGCTCTTTGTTATATTTACATTCATTACATTGTTAAATTGATTTGTATTGCCGATTGGGATTCTATTATCAGTTGGTTTTGAGAATCCTCTTTGGTTATATTCTGCTTGATACGACCGTGTTTCAGGTAGACCGCGAGCATTTCCAAGATTGGATTGTGAAGTGCTATCTCTCTGAGTTCCAATTAAATAAGGATTGGAAGTAATATAACCATCACCAGCATTGAGCCGATTCACCTGTAAATGGTTCATACCAATTCGCTCGCCCTGCATCTGCCTGTTTGTTGGCGCGGGCGCAATGTCATTTGTGAGTGTATGTCGTTTATTACCAGAAAAATACCCCGAAGGGTTACTGTTTTCAGTATAGTTTGTTTTTTTAGTATGTTTTAAACCATTTACAATTGGGTTTACAACAGTCGCCATAAATAAACCACGAACCGCACCAAAATATTCGCCAGATGCGTCGCGATTCGTATTATATGATTTATATGCGTCCTTACTGTAATTCATTTCATTTGTAGGAAATACTTGGTTTGATGCTAAATTTAAATATGGATTTGATGGAAGCTGTGATTTATGCGCCTCTTCATATTTACCCGTAACATAACCGGCGTTATCTACATTTCTCGCACCATAATAGGCCACACTTGTATGTTCCCGATTTTCATCAGTAAGCATTTGCTCGGCCATTTGTGTTGGTTTAAGATTTCCCAATGGAACGCCCATACCATTCACACCGTTCACGTGATATTTTTCGGGTGTTTTTTGTATCATTTTTCCCGGTTGCGCGCGGTCCCCCATTTTAAATGCGGGCGCAACATAATTTAATTCATAATTTGATTTGGGATTATTTTCAACTCTTAAATCATTAACTTTTTTAGGCATCCATTTATCCCGATTTTCAACAGCAGTATTAAATCCAAGATTGCCAGGAGCCTCTTGAGTTTCCTGCCATGGTTTAGTATTTGCATGGCGCAAAGATTCATTTACTCTTGATTGAAAAAAATCACTTTGATTTTGAGAACCATATACATTTTGGGTATTTTCTTGTGGTCTAAATAAAGAAGATATTTCGGTTTTTACAATTTCGGTTGATCCCATACCGGTATAATTGTCTAATCTACTTTCTCCCTTATTGAAAGAAGGTTGACTATACACACCATTGGATTTATTATTATAAAAGATATTCATATTGTTATGATTCATAACATCAACTTTTTCACCAGTGAGAGATGTAAAATTAGTAGTATTTGATTGAGGTGACATGTATTTGTCTTGATATTGGCTATATGTGCCCTTATCATTTACATTAAGACTTGTTCTATCAATATTATTTGTAACAGTAATATCTTCAATACGTTTACTTTGATTATATACTATATTATCAGTTTTTCTATCAAATGAGTTTGTTTCAGCATCAGTATATGTATAATTTCCACAAGAATCTATTGTAAATGCTTCGCCTTTTTTATCATTTGAAATTAAATATAAAACCCCCGCAATAACAAGCGGTATCGCAATTTGAGCCATTAGTATATACAATTATTTTATTAATGTTTTAAAGTATAATAATCTTTTTCTAAAAATCGGGTATCTTGATTATTTTCAAATGGTAATGCTATATTGTATTGAGGGTTAATAGGTAAAAATTGAGTGCGGTGTTGATTTGTATCTCTAAATAACCATGCGGGGCAACTTGCGCGCGTTTCATCTGTTAAAAAATCGCCTGTTGGATAATTTTTTTTGTCAGTAGATGCTGCCGTCTTGGTATATATTTGAAAATCCGACCCTAATTTACGGGTTAATCCTCGTAAATCATTTTCAATATCAAGTGTATTTGTTCTTAAATTACCACCCCATTTCTGTAAACGAATATGCGAATCATTTACATAGGGCATATCTAAACCATTTCCGGGTGTATTTAAATGGTAAATTCCATTAAAGGTTGATTCACATAATCTTTTTTGTATTACATCTTTATCATTACTAAATCGTGTAAAGGCCATTATATATATAATAAGTTAAAAACAATACTAAAAGTATTTAACTTATAATTAACTTATAATTAACTTAAATAAAGGGGTCTTTGGGCAGTACAGTGAGCATATGATTGCGGTATATAAGTTGGGTTCACTTTAAAATATTCAATTTCAGATAATTGTTTCAATTTAGGTTCTGCTTTAAAAGAAGGCCCCTCTAAATTAGTTGACCGAATACCACGTAATGTACTTTCAATATCAATCGCATTATGAGATAATTGCCCCCCATACATGGACGGATTTGCGCCCCTAACAAATAAGGCGGCATTATCATTTGTAGAAAATCCCCCATAAAGCATATAATCATTTAATTTTACACTTTCTTGTTTTTTTACTAGATAATCATCTATTGTATTTAAATTTCGGGTGGAAGACATTATAATAGTATTATATTTTTTTATAATCCATATTTTTATAAATCTCTCTTGAAGGAAGCCCTCCCCTAATCCAATCTTTCGCAGCAGACTGCTCTATATGAAGCCTTGGGTCAGTAAATCTATCTTTATTTAAAAGAGGAAAATTTACTAAATCAACTGGTTGTTTTTCATTCATTAATACAGTGCTCTTTTTTTCACGTAAAGTATCACCCCAAAATAATCCATTTTCAATGGCAACATCCACATTTCCTTTTCCTAAAAATGGCACTGTTTTGTAGGGTCGCTCATGTAAACTAATTTTAATATGAGGATTGGTTAAAATACTTTTAGAAAGTATAGTGCTTTGGTCCACATTACATCCACCCGGTCCTAAATTAGATGGGCCTTTAAAAAATACGTTGGGTTGGCGAGTAGCAGCATCGACTGGACCATCACAATTCATCATATACGGATTATAGGTTGTATAGTTAGCATGGTGTGTATTTAACATGTTTTCTTGTGTAAATGCAGTAGAGTCACTGCCAATTCGCGATAATTGGTCGAACTGAAAGTCAATCCATTGGCTCATATTGTTTTAAAGAGATATTATATTTTTTTAATAAATTGTTAAAGGTTTTTCAGAAGGCAACTTTCCATAACAAAATTCTAAAAACTTATCCTGAGTATTAGGTATAGTAGTTGAAGCGGTAGTATAAAAAGGGCGCATATTTTGTTCAAATTCAAAATTACTTTTATCATCACTAAACATATATATCATATCAGTATTCGATATATTTTGTTCAATGATGCTTTGTTTCGCAGCATCATTTATTTTTTTTTCTAATTCGGGAGTATATTCCTTAGTAGATTCTTCTTTTTGAGGATTATATTTATAATCTGTTAATAATAAGTTATTAAAAGGATTATTATCCGTTATATTTATTTCACTTTCATCTAAAACTGGATAATAAGATGAAATATAACCTTCCTTTTGAGATTTATATAAAAGAACAATTACGCCAATAATAATTAATCCTAATATAATAATAATAATTCTATTAATACACATAAACCCAAATAAAGATAATAAAATTACAAATCGTGTAATAGCATTAAGTTTATCATCTTTTGACATATAAGAATAAGGCCATATTTCTGTTATATGTTTAGAATTAAATAATATACTTGGTTGGTGTATCCAAAAACTCATTATAATAACTTTATATATTTTAATAAAGTTATTATATTCAATGTTTAAATAGTGATAATTTATTTTTTTAAAACTTTTTTAACTGTTTTTTTTACCACACCAATGTTTTTTACAGTTTTTGCTGTAATTAATGCTTTTTTTTCCGCTGCTGTTAATCCTTCCTTATAATTAAAATAATAAAATATAATAAGTATACCACCTATAACCAATATATAAATATTTTTAAATATTAAATATAATAATAAAATAATAGTTATAAAAGTATACCACATATATTTTAAATATATTTTATACTATTGTGGGAACATCTACTTTTGGTTTTTTATTCTTCTTTCGTTTAGGTTTTTTACTTCTTAATGGGGTTGAATCATCTACTTTTACATTAAATGTATCCTCGCCGGTCTTAGATATTTGGGCTTTTCTCTCTTCGACCTTTTTCTGTAAACGCTCTTTTGTTTTAACATTCTTCATGTTCTGTTGCATCTTATTGGCCATTCCTTTAAAATCCATTTTACCATTCATGCCCATTTTACTCATCATTTCCTTAATACCAGGTATATCCTTCATTTTATCAATAAGTTCTGTTGCTTCTTCTAATAATTCACTTTCTTTTACCTCTCCATTTTTAATCTTATTTTCCAATTTACTACCAATATCTTTGACGAGTGATAGAATCTTCTGCGGATTTTTCATAACAGACTGCATAAATTCCTCTTGATTACCAATCGTTTTTGCGGTCTCTTCCGCAATTTCTTTTGCTAAACTACCAATTTTTCCTCCCATTAGGCCATCTAAATGACCTTTTAATTTATCCGCATCCATAAAAGGAGAACCCGACGCATCCATAAAAGGAGAACCCGACGCATCTGGTATACCCTCTTCATTTACAAAAAAATCTTTCATACCTTCCATCGTCTCAGCAATTTTTTTATGAAGGTCGCTTTCGTTAATTGCTTCAAATAATTTGCTCGTGTCTCCAAATTGGTCTTTATCATTCAATGTATCTAAAATAGAAAATAAGATAAGTTGTAAATATTTCCAAATAGTTTTTTTAGTTTTATCTGTTATTGTAGAATCATTCATTAAAATAGTAAAATCAATATCAGGCAATAAAAAACATGGCTGCTCAAAAATTTTTTCATTTTCATACAATAATTCAAAAAATATTTTAGGATATGTTTCAGTACAGTGTGTTAAAAATGTTTCTTTAGTTATATCAATAAGCTTATATTTTAGTTCTGGAAATGTAACCAGTAAATCCTTTACAAAATCATCAATAACTTGATTAAATTTATCATTAGACATTATAATGATAAATAATATTTTTTTATATCTTTTATTCTTTAAAATATAAAAAACTTAATTCGGTTAAGTTCATCATAAAAGAAACAAATTCATATTTTACAGATTCATTTAATGTAGGAAAGGTATTTTTAAAATTAGTAATATATAATAACATTATAGTTGGTGCTTCGCCAGATGTATTATTATTTTGGACATCGTCTGTATATGATTTATTCAAAAAAAAATCAAAATCTTTATTCATAACTTGAGAATAATAATTTTTTGTTATACGACTATACCACGTTTTAATAAATAATTTTATATTTGTTTGTTTAATAATTTGATTTTTCAAATAAAAACTATTAAATTTACTATCATTATCCATATTCTTTTTAATAAATGATAAAAAGTTAAAGTATGATTTATTAAAACTACTAAAGGTTTCCTTTTTAAATACTTCTTTTTTCGACATTAAATTATTACTAATATAATATTTATATTATTTTCTAGGAACATCTGTTTTACGTTGTTGTTCTATTTGTTCTAATGTCATATTTAATTTGGCGGATTTATCATTTTCAAGGGGTGCTTTAATAAAAGGCTGTTCTTCTAAACCAGAATAATTATACATTTGTCTTGCACCACCATTTCCTTTCGCTGTTAAATCGTCGGGCGAAGTATCCAAAAAACTGTAATTATCACTGGTAACACCATAACCATTTGCGATATCCATATTGAGTGAGAATGGGTTCGGTTCATTTTGTAACATGGTTCTCTCTTCATTAATATTTTTTGCTTGTGGTTTAATATAATCTATAATTTGATTTCCGCTTAAAATTTCATGATTGGGTTTTAATAATAATACAGGAACCCGATTAATCATAGGTGGTAAAGGAAAACTAGACCCATCCGGATTCATAATGTAGGTGACATTATTTTTTACAAATCTACTATCAATCGAAATATAAATAAATTTATTATTCATATCATATTTATTAAGTTCTTCAATAATTTTAGAAGAATGTTTACAATATTTACTAAAATATAATTCGTGTTTAGACATTTATAATTAATTGTTTTATATTTCAAAACCTATTTTAACACAAAATTGATTTAATAATTATTTATAAATTAATATATAAAATGGATTCAAAGGTTGTTAGTATTGGTTCAGTAGATGGTGAACTTAATTTTGAGTTGACTGATACAGACTTAAGCGTAGTAAATTCTTTGAGACGAATTATGATGACTCATATACCAAGTCTTGTATTTAGAGGGTTTCCTCATAAAAGCAATCTTATTAATATTATTAAAAATAATTCTAAATTTAACAATGAATATTTAAAGCATCGTATTCAGTGTATCCCGATTCATTATTCAACAGAAAGTAATTTTGATGCGATGATTAATAAATATGATGTGCGTTTAAATGTTCTTAATGATACAAATAATTTGAGATATATTACGACGAATGATTTTATACTTTATAATAAACTTACAGGACAACCTATCACAACGGGTGAAATTAAAGTGAAGGATATATTTCCACCTGACCCTATCTCAGGTCATTATATCCCAATTAGTTGTTTGATGCCAAAGATTTCAGAAGGGGATGAAATAGAGGAACTAAATCTAATAATAGACTTTTCGATTGGAACCCCCAAAGAAGATAATTGTTGGAATATGGTTACTAAATGTTGCTTTGAAAATAAAAGGGACGATATCGCGGTTGAAAAATATTTGAAAAAGGATAAGGATATTGTTGAGAAATACCATAAATACGACCCAGTAGCGATTGACTCTTATATGAAGTCTACATTAACCCATGAAGAAGAAATGGATTTTAGAATATTGGATGCTCAACGATTTTATGTTCCCAACCACTATATCGTGAAGGTCGAGTCAGTTGGGGTATATGCCAATGAATATATTGTAAAGCGAGGATGTCAGTATTTGATTCATCGTTTAAATGAAATGACAACATATTTGAAAGAGGCAGTAATTGAAGATGGATTTTATAATCAGGTAAATTTCTGTTTATATATTGATACAACCACTATTAACCCAACATATTGTTTCTATATACAAAATGATGACTATACTATTGGAAAAATTGTTGAAAAATATTTATATAACATGTATAGGGCTGACATATATTATGTGTCATTTAAAAAGGAACATCCGCATGATACACACTGTTTAGTTTCGTTCGCATATAATGCCGAAATTTCAAATGAAGGTGTTATTGATAATTTAAGGAATGTAGCAACTGAACTAATACGAATTTATGAATCTATTTCTAGTAAATTTTAGAGATTAAAATATAAATATATTTAAAATGACAACTTTACTTTATGGGTCAGTAATTAAATTAGTATCAACTGAACCGATATATGACAATAAATTTTTTTTTGTAGAACGATTAGATGATAATGAATTAGTATTAAACACTCAAACAAATGATAAAATAATTTTACCAGTTATAAATAATTCATTAGGTGAATCTATAAAAGAAGTTATCGTAATATATAAACCCACAACTAATTTCGCTCAACAAAATCGGTTATATGTAAAACATTGGGTCGAAATTGAACTAGACGATGTTACTGTAAATGGACAAATTATGGAAATAAACAAATATATTGAAGTTAGATTAAAAGATACTACAATATATTTACCAATAGACAGAGGTCTACCAAAAGGTGTAAAACGAATTACAACTATTACAAAACCATTAAATCTTGAATATAAAAAAGTATCTGAAAAGGTTGAAGAGTTAGAAACAGAACCAGTTGAAAATAATGCTATTCTTGGTTATATCGAAGAAGAAATTGATGTAGGTGTTCCTCAATATTTTTATTCAATAGAGCAACAAACAACTGATTTGCTTGAACATTTATTAATGTATATACCAGAAGAGAATAGAACACCAACTGCAATAAAAAAAATGTCAAAAACGATTCAACGATATAAAGAAATACGCTCTAAATATACTGAGTTCAGTGATGGCATATATATTAATAAATTACCACATGACCAAATATTACAATCTACTCTTGATTTAAAAAATAAATTATTTTTACCAATTTCAAAAGATGTTCAAGTATTTTATTTTACGGTGGATGACATAATAGACCAACCAGAATTCTTTTATAAAAAAAATCCACTTTGGGAATTCTCGCCAGTTAGAAAATTGGAAAATGAAAATATTCAATTTCAAGAAAAAATAAGTGTTATGAATGAGATAACAAATAATTATATGATTACTAAAAAAGTAAGTGATAAAAAAACAAAGCATGACCCAACTGAAATGGAAGAATTAATATTGTATGATAAAGAAACTATAATCACGAGCAATAAACGATATACAGTTAGATTGGATGAACCGTATGTAGTTCATTCATTTATGACGCCCCCAATAGATTACATAATTTATTTAAAAACAAAACAAAAATGTAGTAATATCATTGACAAAGCAAATATGATGAAAATGCCGTTTTATAGCATGTTTTATAATTCTTTACAGAATAATATAAAAAATACAAAAGCATCCAATGTATTTATATATTCAGATAAATATGTATATTATGAAAATCAAACTGAATTATTCGAAACATATGTGAATAAAGTAATACCATCCTTAGATGTCTATATAGAAATGGGGTTTGACAATAATTTTATTCATCCTTTTTATAATTTTCATCAAGGAATTAAAAACTTAGAAAATGTAAACATTACTGAATTAAACAATACTGACTTTTTAACTATAAAGGCATTCATTAATATTGCCGTAAAACGATATATAAAAAATATGGTTTCGCCAAAGTTACCAATTATCCCTATTACTATATTTAAACCAAATATTGCTTTGGCGCATATTTTAGAGTTATATACAAATATAATACCCAAAAGTATTCAAGAGCAATATTACAGTGCGTCTGAAATATTAAAATTCGTTGAAATAGATAATATCTCATATTATTATAAAGATTATATAAAACTTTCTCCTATAAGTAATATTTCAGATGACGAGATTAGAGAGGTTCAAGAGGAATTAATGAGTATGTTAGATATTAAAGATGTTAAAGAGACCATACAGAGGGTATATAAAACAGAACAAGAAAGAGAGGATGAAACCGTATTTCTTGTAATATTACAAGATATAGATAGAATAAATGGATTAGAACATATAAATAAAAGATTAATTCAAGATAAGGTTAAAACTATCTCTCTTCAAAATTTAAAAGTAATCGTTGATGGAATTATTAAAAATAATATGAAACCACCACCAAAAATGAATGCCGAATTAGCAAATAAAATTATATTATATATTAACGAAATAAAGGTTGTAAATGGAAATACAGCCTATGTAGAAGAAAGCAAAAAAACTTACAAGCGCATAGATGATAAATGGGTCAGCACAGAAGACCCTCAATGTTTTGATAAAAAAAAATTAGTTAGCGTTAAAGGTTCATGTGACGTGATAGAAAAAGAGAATGAATATACTAAGCGTGTTAAAATACTAATAGACAAAATAGTACAACGAAAGGAAACAGAGAAAGCAGTAAATGCTTCTATAAATGATATTAATGCTGCCAAATATTTGAAATTATTAATAAGTTTAAATAATAAACATTTACAGAGAGATTTAAAATATAATAATCAACGGGATAGATATGGAATTATTGAAGCACAAAAGGATACATCAAATATAGTAGATTCGCCTTATGCATCAATCCGTGATAGAATTTTGATTGAGCCTAATTTAGAATTTAAATATAAAGCAATACAGAAATTTATTAGCAAATTTACAAAGAGGGGTTTAGATAATTATTGGTATTATTGTATAGAGACAAGTTCTAAACTATTGCCGTCTTTTTTTCATAAATTGGCAGATGCTTATTTAATAAAAAAGAATTATAACGCAGTAATTGAAGAAATATGTTTAGAACAAGGCACTCTAAGCGACAATGGAGATAAATGGGTAGATAAGAATAGCGGATATATTATAAGAGAAATAGTATTTGATAATGATGAAGGAGTTATGTCAAGAGAAGTAATAATTGATACAAATAAAGAAATATTTAGTGAGGCAATCGTAGAAGAAATGGCAGTAGAACGTTATGTTAAAACGGCTATAAAAACATTATTCTTTTATCTTGGTGTGTATTACATAGAAGAAAATAAATTATATGATATTATTTTGAATACATTTACGTTATCCTCAGCATCATTTACTGATGAAACAAAAAAAAAGTTTATAATGTTAATCGCTATAATAAGTAATGTATTTGTATTTATACAAACATATCCTGGAAATCTTAAATTAACACCCGCATTTCCAAATTGTAAAAGAAGCTTTGGAGGTTATCCTTTATTATTAGATGAATCCTTAAATGATGGGCTTAAATACATTGCATGCGTAGTGAAAGGAATCTCTAAAAGCCCCCCTTGGAATCAATTTAATAAAATGTCAGAACCTGAATTAATTAATTATTTAAAACAATATATTAAAAAATTTGTTATAGCTAATTTTGATGTAGACCTTGCATTAATAAAAAAAAGAGAAACACCTGATATTATCGCACCACAACATATACAAACTGTATGGAATAATTTTTTGCCACGTTTAAAACCAATAAAAGAAATAACTATTCGAGAGCAAAGATTAGAAAGTATAACTGATTATAGGGACCGTATATATTATTTATCAGCATTAGTCCAAAAAGAAATTCATGCTCATGTAGCCGCACAAGAACTCATATTAACCGACCATTTATCTAACCCATATTTAGTAAATGCTTGCTGTAATGAAGATAATTATACCTATAGATATTTTTTAAATAAATCGAATATCGTGGCTTACTTAAAAGAAATTTTAATATTAAAGCGGCCATTACGTAAGATGGAAAAAATATTATTGAATCAAAAGGTATACTTTAAAGAAAATACACAAAAATTAATTTCAATTCCATCTACTACATTCTCAGATGAAACCATGTATAGCGGTATAATTAAATGGACCTTAACTCACCCTGGAATATTTGAAAGATTTAATTTACCCATGCCCAAATATAATAAGTATGATACATTACAAATTAAAATTAATAAAATGAAAAATCAAGGCATTTTGTTAAATGATAAAGATTCAAAAGACAATACATTTATTAATATGCTACAATATGTGGCAGACATAATTGTAAAAAATAAACCAAAGGAACCTGAACTATATAATTTAGATGACCCCATCATTCAATTACTTGAAACGCCCGACGCACTCGCAAATTACTTAGATGAGAAAAATAAATCATTTATATCTAAATTAAAAAAGTATGATAACTCCGACGATTTTATAAGTGTAATAAATTTTAATAACACTGCTTTAAATAATAAAAATAATCTTATTATTTCAAAAGAAACCGAACATTATACGCACATGAATCAAATACTTTATAATAAAATAAATATGTTGTTATATACATTTCCTGAAATGTTTTATTCTAAAAAGATTAGTATACATACAGTATATCAACCACATTGGAACTTATCACCCATTCACGAAAAAGATATATTTGACACGGCCAATACATATTATAATAATTTATTTCAGATTACACAAAATGAAGATATTGGAAAAAGTTTAATTAAAATAAATTTCGATAGATTTATTAATTTAATGAAAATTAAATTGGAAAATCAGGAAATACAAAACCTATTATATCAATACATATTTTTAGGAATATTATTTGAATATAAAACATTTAAATTAAACAAGGAAGAAAAAACAAATATTAATATTTATCTATCGACTGTTATTAAAATATTTGAGAGAGAGAATAGATTGGCGCTTAATTATGACACCACCCGGATTAAATATGAAATAAACCTATCTAAAAAAAGTGAGACTCAAATAAAAACAGATTACTTCAAAAGTTTAAGCAAAGACGCGCGAAAGGCAGAAGGCGTATTAAAAGAGCATAAATTAGAAAAATGGGGCGTTGGATTACAAAAAGGCATGTTTCAATATGTTAAAGCAAATTATTTAAAAGATAAAACGGACGCACAGGCAATAATAGATAATATTAGTGGCGAAATTCCAGAAAAATTAAATATTTATGAATCTACTATGCCTGCGCAATTTGATTCATTGGATGACCCAAATGAAGACGCGTCTAATTTAGATGAAGAAGATGAAATTGATGAAGATGAATATTAAAAAAAAAGTATAATAATATATAAATGTTTCAAGAAATTAATAGATTATTTTTGGTAATACTTATTTATATAATATTATATGGAATTGTAGTTATGTTGCAACCTGATATAATATTTAATAATAAAGATAACTGTTTAAGACAATTTGGCGTAGGATATAAAAATACGTCCATTTTACCATTGTGGCTTATAAGTGTATTATTTGCGATTTTATCTTATTTTATTGTATTGTATATTTTACATATTAGGTATAATACTATTTTTGTAAATGCTTAAATAAGATTAACTGAACATCCCGAATTAAGTAATGTATTTGTGCTTACCATTACTGCTATTAACCCAAATAACATATTCCATATTATATAACCTATTTTATTTTTTAATATAATAATTTGTTTTACATCCTCTTTATTCTCTTTAAATATATTTGGGTATATACTTTCATATTTTGTGAATATTTTATCTATTTTTTCTTGATCATCTTCATGTCCTATAATATCAATTTCGTTTATTATAATTTGCGGATTATCTTTAATTTCATTGAATATATTAATATATTCATTACTACTATTATTCGATGGTTCAACAGGGTTTTTGTTTAACTTATCTCCCGATACTACTTTAAAGGATATCCACATTCCAATTGTATTTGAAAATACTCTTACCCATCCCGGAAAAGCAAATAAAAATAAATTACCAACTATTACTATTAATGCCCACGGCATTAATGTAGACAAAAAAGCAACTCCTACATCAAGATTTCCACATACTAAATTATTTTGAGTAGCAGCACAATTTAATGCCCATTGAATACCAAACGTAATAAGGCAAAAAACCCCAACTAACGCCATATTAGACAAAGGAATATAATTACTAAATAATAAAATTAATCCAGAAAATGATATAAACATTACAAAATTAGTAAATCCTATGTTAGCTAAGTCATCTACCGCCATATGGATTATACATTTATATTTTTTTAATAAAAAAATATATAATTATAATGTGGCCTCAATTAGTTGAACCAAATATTATTAATATAATGAAACAACAATTAAATGAATGTAATAAGCAAAAATTAATAAAAAATACAATTACATTTAATTTAATAGGCGGGTCTGTTATAATATGTATAATATGTATAATATTATACATTAAATATAAAGGTAAACAGGATATAAGAACCATGAATGAAAAAGAAAATAAAAGACGTAATTATATATTATCAAAATTACAATTTTACCAAAAAATAAAAACTAAAGAATTTACTAATATGACAAATTAATTTAGAATATTAAATATAATGAAAAGAAAAAATATTGATTTAGATACATTTTTTAATAAAAAAAAAACATTTGAAAAAAAAGTATTTAGACAGTTAAAACGATTTAATACAAAAGAAGAAAAGAAAACATATTTAGATGAGGCTACCATAGAACAAAATGAATTACATATAACCGAAGATGATTATAATGTAATCAGACAAAAAAAAACAAGCAATACAGTTTATGTTCAACGCTTAAATAATGTAATTACTATAAAATATAATGAGTTTAATCAATATAAGCTTGACATATTATATGATTTTGAATTAATGGACCAATCAAAATATGATGCGCTTGAATTAGAAATTAATACTTTAAAAAAAACAAGGGACGACTTTATTATTAAACAAAAAAAAAAATTAGAAGATGAACATAAAAAAATAGAAGATATTAAATTACATATTAAGGAGAGAATGGACGAATATGCTGAATCCTCCAAAGAAGAGCAAAAAGAAATATATACTCAATTAATTAATCTTAAAAAGGATATTTTTGAAATTTTAAAACCAAAATTATCCATGGTTACAATAATACCAAATTCTCAAATATTTGATGATATTCGTAGTGTAGAATATATTACATTAGTAACAGATTATTTACCAATACATGATAATGAACAACCTTTAAAAAATAAAGAATCTGAAGCTGAGGTTGAACTAATTCCAGAAGAATTAGAATAATATATTGTGCTATAATAAATGTTTAAATACATTGATATTCGAATATTCTTAATAAGTTTATCAATAGGTTTATTATATATTTATGTAGCAGAAGAATATAAAAAAGTGATTATTTATTACCCTACTCCGGATAATATATCAGAATGTCAATACAAAGATAAATCTAATAACTGTTTTAAATACGACTTAAAGGAAGTAAACTGTCCTCTTGATGATAATTTATTACATAATATTAAAATACAAAACTAAAATAATGAAGTAATATAATGATTAATATTAAAAAATTTGTTGGGTCCAGGACTGCAGTTATTATATTATCTATTATATTGGGTCTTGGTTTATCATGTATGTTTAAAGTTAGTTGCGATTCAGCAAATTGTATTATATTTAAAGGTCCTGATTTTAATGAAAAAAAAATAATTAAATACAATAATAAATGTTATGAACCGAGCGAACATATGGAATCATGTGATGAAAAAAAGAAATTAATTAATGTGTAAAAATTCTATATTTCAAATAATTTTATAATTTACATGGACCAAAATACAACAAATATCAATGAGCTTCCTATTGACCAAAACCCGCCTGATAATAGAGATTTGCCTGAACAAACCATAAATTCTGTAAATAGAAATATAGAACCTGAACAACCTAAAAGAGTACATTTTAAAGAACCCATTAATTCACCTAAAACAACTTTATATGATGTATCTGAAACAAATAAAGTTATTATTTTAGCAACTATTTTTTTTCTTTTATTTAGTGATGGAAAAGTTCGTAATTACATAATGGAAATACTACTTGTTATTTTTGGGGATAGTTTAAAAACACAGTCTGGTGGTATGTCTAAAATCGGTTTGGTGTTTTATTCTGGAATATATGGATTATCTTTATTTGTATTAATATTTTTAGTGGACTTATTAATTAATAAGTTCGGTTAATATATATGAGTAATGAAGAAAACTTATATGGACCCGAAGATGCACCGAGACTTAGACAAACCGTGGCACAAGTTCGAGTTATGCCGCCACGAGATATGCCGCCTCTAAGACGAGGTGAAGTTCGCATTATTAATGCTGAGCCTGTTCCTCGTGCGTCTGTTCCTAGAAGAAAAGTTTCTAGAAAAAAAAATACTCTACCCCTAATACAATGTATGTCTAACAGGAATAAATCAGCAGAGTTATTTGGAATAAATAGAAAAAATGTTCAACTTAATAAAGATAGACTTGAGCATTTGGAAGAAATGGTGCGTGCATTAACAGAAGGCGTCGCGCAAACAATAACTGCGTCAGAAGGCGGCAGAGAAGATGCAGTTGGGCTTACTGAGGGTTTACATAAAGCCATTAATAAAATGGGTGATGTAATAAGGTCAACAAGGCAACACAAAGTATTGGGAATTTTTGACATGATACTTTTATTTTATTATACATTATTTACTTTGATGAGATTAGCAGCGGAAACAATATTTTTTATGGGAATGAATATGTCAAACTATATATACGCCCTTCCTTTTATTGCGTGGTTATTAATACCATTTATATGGATATTAATGGGTGCGTTATATTTAATATTATACCATACATCATTATTTGTAGGAACTTTTGGACAATTACATAGAACGGGTAATGAATATTTATTATGGGAATTATTAATCGGTTATGGTGCTAAATTATTATATTTAATTGGCAAAAATATAATGAATATAAAAGGGGTATATAGGCCCTTTATAGAAAGAGGTTACAATATAGTAAGGAGAGAGTTTAATTTGAGTAATCAACCATTTCGTAATGGTCTCGGTTCAGCTGGAAGTTATCTTAAAGTAGAATCTGCTGAATATGCTGCAGAAGCAGGAAGTTTTCTAAAAAATAAAACGGGTGAATTTGTAGAAAGTGCGACCCAACATATATCGAGCGCCGTGGTAGATGTTACAAATAAAACTGTGACTGCCGCAATTGAAAAAATATCACAAGCGCCAATTAATATTGCGTCAGAATTAGCAACAGGAGTCCAAGATTTGGGCGGTTCTATTGCTTCAGGTGCGGCATCAGGCGCGCAAAGTTTAGGGGCGTCAATTGTATCTGGGGCTGCAGTTGGTTATTCGGGCGCGCAAAGTTTAGGGGCATCGCTCGCATCAGGTGCGGCATCACTCGCATCAGGCGCATCAGTTGGATTGTCAGGCGCTCAAAGTTTAGGTTCAAGTATTGCGTCGGGCGCATCAGTTGGCGCAGCACAAGTCGGAGAAACGGCAGGTAAAGCAGGACAAGCAGCATTAGGAGCAAGTAAAGCTGCATTAGGAGCTGCTGCGGATTGGGTTACAGGAAAAAGAGGTGGCGCTATAAATGGCAGTATATTAGTTTCATTTAAAGAATTAGATGATATCCATATATTAAAAGGAACACAATTAGACGCATTTAATAAATCTCGTCTTGGTGTATTACTCACTAATATTAAAACCGAAATGGATGTAATATTAATTGAAAATTTAAATCAATTAACAGATAGACCCATTAATAGAACCCAAATGAATTATCTTGATAATATTATGTCGGTATTTATGAACAAAGCAGCGCCTTATTTTATAAAAGAAGTAGAATTATCTATACCGTTCTATGAATATGTCAAAAAACATAAAATTAAATTTAATGAAAAATATAAATCAGGACTTACCAAGGCATTATGTAATGTGGATATTATTAAAATGTGTAAAATAATGCCCGCATTAAAACAACGATGTAAGACACGACGCATAAAACAATTACCTTAATTTTTTATATGTTTTTTTCGGTTTATATTGAAAAAAATATTCATTGTAAATCCGTTTTGATTTAAATCTTTTATATAATTTATATTTTTTATCTCTCAATATTCTTATATCCTCTACCGTTGGTTGTTTTCCTATACAGGGCATATAAAATCGTCTACACACGCCAACAGTATCGGATACATTATGTAACAAATAACAATAAGATAATATTTTATGTATATCAAAAAACTTAATAGTTAAAAATGATAAGGCATAATAAATACTCATTATAGTATCTATACTGGCAATTTTTAACCCATTTATTTCATTGTAAGATTGACATGAATCAGTAATAAATACATATAAAACAGGAACGCCCTTATACAATATTTGGTAAAAATCATTTAAAAACTGATATGAAAAAATATGTTGTTCTGTTTTAAAGGGTAGTTTTACATCTTTTATATTTTCTGCTAATATATAAGGTATATCGATAAGTCTTTCTATTTTTTGATATTTTTTAGGAAAATATTTTAAATAAAACTGCATACCATAATCGCCAAATATTACCCATTTATTTGTTTTAATTATATTAATAATGACTTTATTTATATGTATATATTCTGGTGTTTCAGGGGTATCCTTGCTATTTATAGAACAATTTGGTATATAAAGAGGTCTTGCTTTATTTAATAATTCAAGTCGTTTATAAATTTTATCCCATCTACTTACATCACCCAATGGCCTGGATAATTCTTGATATAAACTAATACGTAAATAGTTAGGAGACGCATATAGTAACTTATTTATTTTTATCGCTTTTTTATGAACATTTATAAAAACTTCTTTATCCAAATGAGATATATCTACGATAGATATAAAATTAACAAATATTTTATAAGTTCCTTTAAATAATGCTGCTTTTACATCAACATTTTCTATATTATTTTGAACTAATATATCTGCTAATTCTTTAACATCCATGATTGGATTTGTTGAATAACAGTCATAATCTGGAATATCTATGTCATCGTAAAATTTTTTATCATTGGGTAAATATACATTTATGGCAGTTCCGCCATAACAGATTAATTCCTTTTTCAAAATAAATTTTTCTATTAAATGAAAATATAAAGGGTGTGTATACATATCTTTTTTATATTTTTTTTGATATTTTATATTTGTTTTAATAGCATTTTCTATATCCATATAATATAAATATATTAAATTATACTTGGACTGGGTTAAATATATCATAAGTACGATAATAATTTACTACTTCTAAATGTGTAGTATTTACGTTATTATTTATATTATCCAACAATGTTTTTTTAATAAAAGACTTAGACTTATCGGCAAATCCTTTTTTATATATTTTTAAAATATTATCATCTTTTTGAAAACTCATTCCAATAAATGTAATTCCATATTTTACACCAGTTGTTACAAAATCATAATTATTTGAAGATTTTTGTCTATTTGGAAATAATATTTGAGGATAGGCGGGTATATAAGTGGGGTCTTGGTTAGAAGTAAGCAAATCTAATATGTCAGATTCTCTATATATTTTACTCGAACCATTTAAATTCAATGATGATATTAATGCCAATGAGCTTGCGGAATATATGGTTGGGTCAAATGCGCAGATACATATAACAACTTTATTTATAAGATATGACAATTTGGTATTACCTAAATCATTAGTAAAATATATTTTATTACCGGTAGAATTACCTGTACCAAAAATTTCTATTAATATAGTATACATAGATTCATATGTTGTGTTTAATTTACTATTTACATTAAATATTAAAAATAAAGGGTCTGACGAGGTCATAAACAATTTTCTAACAATACCCATTGTGGTATACATATCTAAACTATTATACGTTTCTTTATATGTATTACCTGCTACGGTTGATGTTGAAATAACAGGGCGTTTATTTAAAGAATAAATATCAAAATGTAATGCTCTTACTTTTTCTTTTGCGCAGAATTTTAATGCGCATTTGTTTACATAATCATTTTTAAAATCACCACTACAACAACAATTATACGCAGTTTTAACATATACATTATTTAAACAACAATCAAAAACATCATCTTCACTTTGTATAGATGTTATTACTGTACTGGATGTATACTTATTAATTTTATTACAATTTTTTGTATCTAAATTTATTTGATATGTAGAATATATAGCTATAAATAATATAATACCTCCTACTATTATATATACACTTGGTATACTACTAGTCAATGTTTGTTGATCGGCCATTTATATTTATTAAATATTTAATAATATAGAAATATATACTATTAAAATATATGCCAGGTGGTCTTTTAAATATAATTTCATATGGAAATCAAAATATCATTTTAAATGGAAATCCAAGCAAAACATTTTTTAAAACTGTATATGCTAAATATAGTAATTTTGGATTACAAAATATTAGAATTGATTATAATGGACAAAGGAATTTACAATTGAATGAAGACAGCACATTCACATTTAAAATACCTAGAAATGCAGAATTATTGTTAGATACTTTTTTAGTATTTACACTTCCTGATATTTGGAGTCCTATTATTCCACCAGGCATATATCCAAATCATCCAGGAGCAGTAGATGATATTTGGAAACCATATGAATTTAGGTGGATCGAGAATATAGGAACAAATATAATTAAAAAAGTTTCGTTATCTATTGGTGGTCAAGTTATACAATCTTATTCAGGACAATATATAAAAAATATGGTAGAAAAGGACTTAGATTATAATAAATTGGCACTATTTAATAAAATGATTGGTATGACAAATGAATTAAACAAACCAGAAAATGTAGAAAAACGTTATAATAACTACCCAAATGTATTTTATATTCCATCTGAACCAGGCACAATAAATGTAGGAAGAGAACCTTCTATTAGAGGGCGCAAAATATTTGTTCCTTTAAATTTTTGGTTCAGTTTTTCATCAAAAATGGCACTTCCATTAGTAGCACTACAATATAGCGATGTTACTATTGATTTTACATTACGCCCTATAACAGATTTATATACAATTAATGATGTATCTTTAACTATATCTAATGGGTTTACTAAGTCCCCTATAAGACCATCTGTGAATAATGAATATCATTCATTTTATAGGTTTATACAACAGCCCCCAACAGAGTGGTTATTGTCAGAAGATTATGAAAATAAAACCTATTTATGGAATACTGATATTCATATTATAGCGACCTATTGTTTTTTATCAGAAGAAGAATCTATCGTATTTGCTAAAAATGAACAAAAATATTTAATAAAAGATGTTAAAGAAGATGTAATTACAAATGTTACTGGAACAAAACGAGTAAAACTATTAAGCACAGGTATGGCATCTACATGGATGTGGTATTTTCAAAGAGATGATATTAACTTGCGAAATGAATGGTCTAATTTTACAAATTGGCCATATAAAAATACATTACCCTTTGATATAATTTTAGCACCAACCAATTCAAATACGGTATTTGTATTTAATAAGTATATTGGACCAGGCACAAATTTTAGAAAAATAGTAAATTCATATATAGAGGAAATATCATTAATAAATATAACTAATACGAATACAAATAAAAATAAAAAAAATATTATGGAAAGTATGGCAATATTATTTGATGGAAAATATAGAGAGAACGAATTAAACGCTGGAATATATAATTATATTGAAAAATATAAAATGAGTAAAGGCGACTCTGATGACGGAATATATATGTATAATTATTGTTTACATACAGACCCATATGATTTACAACCATCGGGTGCAATAAATTTAAGTAAATTTAAAACAATAGAAATAGAATTTGTTACAAATATACCCGCATTTGATGCTTCATCTGAATATTTTACAGTATGTGACCAAAATGGAACTGTTATAGGAACTACTAAAAATTTAAATTTATATGAATATTGTTATAATTTAACATTTGTTGAAGAACGGTATAATATAGTTAGATTTGTATCTGGACAAGCCGGTTTACTGTATGCTAGGTAATTATAGGCGAACATGGTATTATATTTGACGAATATTGATGGGGGTAAAAATCTTGTGAAAATGATTCTAAATTATTAAAATATGTCTTAAATAATAAAAAAAATATAACAATTACTAATAAAATAATTATTTTATCCATTATAAAATATAATTATATATTTAATGAGTCGTACAGCATTATCTATAATAAAAGGTATAACTCCTAATTTAATACTTATTTTTTCCATTGCGATTATGATGATTATATTACCAAGTGAAAGAAAGGGTCTTGCAAGTACACTTAAATCAATCAGTATAATATCAGACCCATGTCCGCCTTTTAAAATAATCACAGAATCAAACAATTTTACTAACACCGAACCTAAAAAAATTAATCCTTCTAAAATTGAGTTGGATAACGTTAGTGAAGGAATATTTAGAGCTGAATTAATCAATCTTGTAAATGGAAACAATAAAAAATCTGAATGTAACTTAGAAAATGTAGATGAATTTATTCCTTCATTTAAATATATAATTAATGCAGCTTTTATAGTATGTTGTATAGCAACGGATAATGTTATTAATTTTTTCTCTATAATGATAAACAAAGACTATTCCATACAAACTGTTATTACACCCGTAAAAGGTAATCCACCCGTACAAAGTAATATACCCGTAAAAGGTAATCCACCTTTTATGGGTGGTGCAGTAAACCTTGGACAAAAAGAAGATAAACCAATGTGTGCGATATCAAATAACGCATATCTGGGTACATTCTTTTTTTATATTTTTATATTTGGTATAATCAGTTTAACCAAAGTTTTCAAAAATTTGATAATAAATGTTCCGATTACATCTACACCAAAATCTAAAAAAAAACAAAAAAGAACATTTTTAATAGATACTGTAAGTGCTATATTTTATACATTGGCTATAATATATTCATTGTGTTTATTACCTACTATAATTGCTTATGCGCTTGTAATAATAGCTATATTACGTTCTAAATCAAGCACTCCGTTGATGGTTTTATCTGGTATATTATTCATTGTTGCAGTTACAGCTGTGCTTGTACCTATTCTTTTTAATACACTTCGTGAAGGAGCACGTAACCGTGGTCGTATCCGTGTTCGTAGCGCTGCGGTCAGACGACGTGTTCGTGCTAGAAAAGCGGCTAGAAAAGCGGCTAAAAGGGCTTCTTCAACATCCGCCACACCTGGTTCTTCAACATCTGCCAGGTCTGTTTCTTCAACATCTGCCAGGTCTGGTTCTTCGAGTTCTGCAGCAAGTAGGAAAAGCGCTGCAATATACATGAATAAGATGTTATCATTCTTGGCATTATTTGGTCTTATTATACCCGTATCAGCATGTTTTTATACACTTTTTAAATCGTTTACTGAGGCACACGATTATACTTGTAATAAATTATTCCAGATGTCTATTGGCGGACTGAGTATATTAATTATAATAATATTTATACAAATATATACACCAAAAATAAATACAATATTTAATCTTTTTACTAAATAAACACTAATTATATTATAATATAATGAAGAATACAAAGGCAGGTTTACCTCGTGTAAGTATATGCACTCCAACCTTTAATAGAAGACCTTTTTTTAAAGGAATAATAGAATCTATATTATCACAAGATTATCCCCATACATTATTAGAATGGATTATTGTTGATGATGGTATAGATAAAATAGGCGATTTAGTTAAGTATGTTCCATTTGTAAAATATTTTCCAATTAATGAAAAAATGCCTTTGGGAAAAAAAAGAAATTACATGCATGACATGTGTACCTTTAAAGAAGATACAGCAATAATAGTATATATGGATGATGATGATTTTTATCCATCTAATCGTGTATCACATGCTGTGGATAAATTAATTAATAGTAAGGCGTTATGTGCTGGTTCAAGTGAATTATATATATGGTTTAATACTTTAAATAAAATGTATAGATTTGGTCCATATGGACCTAATCATGCCACTGCGGGAACATTCGCATTTAAGCGCACTCTTTTAAAGGAAACCAGATATGAAGATAATGCTATTTTGGCAGAAGAAAAGTTCTTTTTAAAAAATTATACAATCCCATTCGTTCAATTGGAACCGTTAAAAACAATACTTGTATTCTCTCATGAACAAAATACATTTGATAAAAGAAAATTAATTGATACAAATAATAAAATGTGTAATGATTCGGGATTAAAGGTAAAACATTTTATTAAAAATCCGTCCTTACAGAATTTTTATATGAAAGAGATTGATATATTATTAAAAGAGTATGAATTAGGTGAACTTAAATATAAACCGGATGTAATTGATGAAATTAAACGAAGAGATATAGAAAGAGCAAAACAAACACAAACAACTATAAGTGTTAAAAATCCGGATGGGACTACACGTGTATTAAACCCTGACGAAATCATACACGCCCTTAAATTAAAAATAGATGAAACTGACCATTTACATAAAGAATTAGAATTAAAACAAGCACAAATTAATAAAATAACATCAATAATTAATGAAAAAAATCTTCAATCTTTTTTTAGTTGAAAATAATTTTCTGCTCTATTAAGCTCAATTGATGTTATATTACTATTTTTATTTAATGTATGATAATATAATTCCTTTTTAGAACAATTTAATCTATTACATAAATTAATAATAAATATATTATTATTATATTCATTACTATATTTTGTAAGGACTTTTGTAAATCTATAATCTGTATTTTTTTTTGGTTGTAATGTAGTTGTTTTATATAGGTAATAATTATGTAATATTTTAAAATAATATGTCATTTCATTAAATAACCATAATTGCTTTTGAAAGCTTATGCGGTCAAAATAATCACCGATACAATAATTTTTTAAAAACTTCCTATAAAATATTATATCCTCTCTGCTTTTAACTAAATCTATAATATTTTCGTGAAATAATAAGGATTGTGTTGCCTTTTCATTTTCAATCATAAAATCATTTTTAAACTCTTTATTCATTATTTTTTTAATACTATTTTGAATATTTTTTTCATATTGATTATATAACATTGTAGTGTCATTTTGTATGTGTATAACATTACAAAATTTTATAAGTTCCTTTATTTTTTTATCATAATAATTTGTGCCGCATAATATAATAGTAAAATTTCGGCGCGTTTTTTTCTTCTCTTCAAGTTTAAATTGTTTTAATAAACATGTTAAAATTTTTTTATCATTATTCTGTAAATAATCTATATTATCAATCACACATACTTGTTTAAAATATTTATTCATCATTTGTTGTAATATAGTTGGCTGAGCGAACATACACAGTTCTTCGTACGAAGTTATATCTTGTATTGATATAAATTTAACTGTCATTTGTAATTTATTTAATAATGATGTTTTTCCTACGCCTGATTTTCCATATACAAAGATGGGTTTATTTGAATTATTTATATAATAATTAAGTTTATCCATTTTATATATAATCAATATCATATTAAATTGGTTTTAACATATAGAATAGTTACTTGTAATTCCATCCCATGTTACTTTGCAACCATTTGCCCAATTTTTTTTTGCGCATAATCCGCTTGTTTCCCCAGTTCCTTGTATATTATATTGATTACCTGAAAAATCTACATTATCACATCCGACTCCTTGTCCTATTAAATTCCATACTCCACTATTTACACACTTATTATCAGAATTTAAATTATAAAAATCAGGACAATTGCTTAATATAGGAGGGTATAATTGCTTATTTTTTGTATAGTACATTGTAACTGCTACAATAACTAAAAGAATAATTGCTGATAAAATCGTAGAAATTAATACATTTTTGTAAAATATCATATAATTAAATATAATATTATATAAATGAATGAAATAAATGGTAGAATAAATTTTAAAGAAAACGGAACACCTTTTTTTTTACAAGATAAAATAATAAAGGATAACAGAACTATGTATGATAATCTTAAATTTACACAGCAAAATACATCATTGTCTAATTTATTTTTTTCTGTAAAAAATGCACAAATAATTCAAAACGCTCTAAGAGCAGGAGTATACAATGTTTCAAAAGAAAAATATATTATAGATGAACAAAATAAGGATGATTTAAATGTTATTATGCGCGCAATATTTTTACAACATAGTATAAATCAGTCAGAAAACTTAACTCAACAAATTGAAGATTTAAACAAAATAGTAATTGATTATTGTGTTCCTAAATTGTATAGCGAGGTTGAAGGATACATGATGTATAAAAGGGATGCATCAACCTTAGTAGTTCCTTTTGATAACCCATTATCTGAATACACAGACAAAACATTAGAGTTAAAGAAATTTTTCTAAATTTATTAATTCCTTTATCCACATTTCTTGGATAGTTGTATTTTTTATATCTTCTAATTCTTTTAGTTTATCTTCATACTCTTTTTTAAGATAAGCTACATTTTCTTCACATACACTATCCATTGTCATTTTTACAAGATAGTTATAATTATCATCCACTTTAATATATGTTTTACTTTCTAATATATCTTGAATTTGTTGTATTGTTTTTTTCCTTAAATCAATTGTCCCATTTAATAGTTCTGTAATATATGTAAATTTATTTCGCAATATATTAGTATCCTTTTCAAGCTGTAAAATCAAATGCGTTTTGCGTATATCATAATATTCTAGACGAACTTTAATAAAATGGTCGCAAATTTCATATACTTCATTATAGTGTGTTAATTGTTCCTTTTCATTAAATAAATTCATATTATTAATGGATAAGTAGGTAGACAATTTGAGAATTTTATCAAGGTCATCATCCTCACTCTGTAATACAACTTGTATATTTACAATTTTGTCAGTAGACATATCTTTATAATCTTTAATTGTGCCGGCATCAACCAACTTCTCTAAATATATAATATAATCTTCATTCCATGTTCCGATTGGCAATTCGCTAATATCTACTTTATTTTTTTTAATACTATATACACCACGAGTAATAAATCGAGTTGGTATAATATCTCTCTCTATGGTTCCCTTAAATCCTTTATAATAAGGTATGAATTCTGGGTTTACTTCATTTCCTTCAATGGAATCTTTAATATATTTAATGATGTGAACGGGATTAAAACAGGGGATTTTTGAACTGAACCCAGTGCCAATTCCTTCTGTTCCATTCACAAGAATCATCGGAATAATCGGCGTATAAAAGATGGGTTCAACCATATATCCATCGTCATCCAAATATGTTAAAATCGCATCATCCTTCTTTTGAAAGATTAGACGAGTCAAATAGGACAACTTGGTAAAGATATACCTTTCAGAAGCGCTATCTTTTCCACCTTGAAGACGAGTGCCAAACTGTCCATTGGGTTGTAATAGATTAATATTATTGGAGCCGACGAAATCTTGTGCCATATTTATAATCGCACCATTTAGACTTGCCTCGCCATGATGATAACCTGCTTTTTCGGATACAAACCCGCTAAATTGAGCGACTTTAATTTCTTCCTTTAAATTTTTTAGGAATGCACCATATATAATTTTTCGTTGTGAAATTTTAAACCCATCCATAAGGTTTGGAATTGACCTGTCACAATCATATTTCGAAAAATGTTTCATCTCTTTATGTATAAATTCACCAAGCATAATTTTATCCTTCGAAGTATCTATATGTTCGTTACGGTCATATTCAGATAGCCAAGTCTTTCTAAGGTCTGACTTCTTTTTATTAAAGAGCATATCCATATCTTCCATGTCTTTATCATCTACACAAATGCCAACCGTCTTTTTTGTTTTAAAGTATTCTTTAAATTCGGTCGATGTGCTTGTCCCGAGACCTTTATAATATTTAATTTTCCAACCCGAAGGATTATCCATTTTCCACGTGTCATATTCTTGGTCGTTATAAAAGGATATTGACTTGTTTGCCTTAGTCGCCTTTAATATGGGTGTATTCATAAATCCGATAAAATTATCAATTTTAAGAAGTGACGGCCACAGACATGCAACCATATTAATAAATAATCCTTTGATATGACTACCATCTAAATCCTGGTCTGCCATAATCAATATTTTTCCATATCTAAGACTTTGAGTATCTGTATACACTTTATCCATTTCTAAACCTAAAATTTTCTTGATATCGGCAATCTCTGCATTTTCTGTAATTCGTTTTATTGTTTCGCCGCGGACATTAAATAACTTTCCTTTCATTGGAAACACGCCAAAATAATTACGGTCATTCGCAGACAATCCAGATACAATGCCTGATTTTGCTGAGTCACCTTCACACAAAATAAGTGTACACTCTTCTGATTCTTTACTGCCTGCCATATTCGCATCATTTAATTTAGGAATTCCGCGAATTCGTTTACTCTTTGACCCATCCGTCTTTTTTGCCTGTTTCTTGTCTTTAATTTCATTTAATTCACATGCTGTATTCATCACGCCCAGGTTCGCAAGTTTCTCTATAAATTTATTGCTAACAACACACGCTGAACCAAACTTTCCGGCGGGCGTATTCAAATAATCTTTCGTTTGACTGTCAAATGACGGGTTCTCAATAGTAGAATTGAGAAATATAGTTAATTGTTCCTTCACGATGGATGGTTTAATTTCAATCTTTTTCTTTTTAAGAATATATTCACACATTTTTTTAATAATTTGATTTACAATATAATCTACATGTCGCCCCCCCTTGGATGTAAATATACCATTTACAAAAGAGACTTGTTTAAATTCGTCGCTCAAACAGACCGTATAATTCCACCTATCAAATGATTCGCTTACAGACTCTTGTTTTGTATATAGTTGAATATATTGATTAAAATCCTTTACTGGAATAAGTTGATCATTATATTTAACTTTAACCTCTTTTGATGTAATTCCCGACATGTCATATACACGCCGTTGAAATAATTGTATCATTTGTTCAGTGAGCCCCTTGAGTCCAAGCCGCTTATAATCTGGAATAAACTGAATCATTGTATAAGGTTTCTTTTTACATTCAGTAATTTTAGGTTTATGAATAATATCCAAATTATTTTCAAACTCTTGAACGTATTTCAGTCCACGCTTAGCATCTACGGTTTCAATTCGACCCCAAGTAGACCAAATAAATACGAGTTTTACACCGAACCCATTTTTACCTCCCGTTATTTTTTTTTCTTCTTTATCATAATTAGTAGATGTTCTCAATCGTGTAAATATCATTTCAGGAATATATATTTGTAATGTTGGATGTATATCAATATCAATTCCGTCGCCATTATTTGTCATACTAATCATATTATCTTTAATTTCCACTTGTATTGACGTGACAATCTCAGTGCTCGGGTCTGCTTCTTTTTTTCGTTTTGTTCTTATATGATGGTCAGTGCAGTTTACAATAGCTTCATCAAACAATTTATAAAGCGCCGGGTTATAATCAATGTCGGTTAAATGAATTCCTTCTTCTTTAAAAACATACATGGGACCGGATACATTTTCAATCGACCCTGTATAGGTATCGGGGTTTTCCAAAATATGTGCTTTTTCACTTTTCTCTTGATATTGAGTAAGAGACATTTTTAAATAAACATAATGAATAATTATTAAATCAATTTTATAAAATATTTTCCTTTATTATGAAATTGTCTTGTAATAAAAAACAATGTGACAATGGTATTACAAAAAAACATAATGGAATATCTACAAAAATGATGCAATCAAAAATGGTTCAAACAACAGGAAAACATAGAATAAGTTATAATAATTCGAATACTGATAATATTAACAGTATTATATTGGCAGCAGATTATGCTAAGAATAAACAGTTGATGTTATGTTTTAAATATGTTGTTTATATGCGATATTTTGAACCACTCGCAATAAAATATCCTAGTTTAATGATTATGTTAAATTATATTCTGGATAATTTATCTTTGGATGAACATAATTCTATATATGGAATTGTTATACCCGTCGTAATTGAGGTTGTACCAGAAATAATTATAAAAAAAACATATTATGTAGTTACTCGCAAAATGACTGAAACCATAAAATATTTTATATATAAAAATTATTCAAGCGAAGATACATTTGTACCTACGTATAGTTATGTATTTAACGTAGAACATCCATCCAATGATGGAACAAATTTATCATTCTCTCCTAATATGGATTTGAATGAATATAAATATGTTACAAAAATAGGAACTCCTGGAACATATGGTGCTACTGTAATGGTTACACTTTCACAAGATATAAGTTATAATAAATTATTTATATACAATAATAATGACCCAATTGATTCTTATAAATATAGATATGGTGGTTATACTTTAAACTATCTTAATATATTATTAGAATCCGTTGCTGATAAAAATCCAACTGTCGCGTGTTCTAAAATACCTTATTCCTCAATTACCCCTGTTAAACCAAAAATATATACAATAGATATTGTATCCGAAATTAAAACAGTTTCATTAGAACAAAGCTCAATATTAACTGCTATACCATTTAATGGTCTTCATTTATTTATATATGAAATAAATGATAGGTCGCCTGCTCTATTTTATATAAATCAATTGTATGGATTAAATATAGGGATATATTATTTATATGTTCCGCGTATATATCAAATCGCATTTTTAAATAAAAATCAAGAAACCAACTTTAAATATAGCGGGCTCGAATCTAGAAAGGCCACTGATATAGTAGAAGGAACGGAAGCAGATGGTTCATATGATTTTTATTATGGAACAGTTACGATAGAAATAGTGGGGTCATTCCAACCTATCAGTTTATATACTAAAAAATATGGTTATTTAGATGGTAAAAGTAGAATGGTATATGACGATACAAGTATTATAACTCGTGTGGATAAACCGGATTTAATAAATTTATAATTATTTTCTTAGTTTAATATATAATGCCCGAAAGAACATTTGGTTCAAGAGCTGAAGTTTTCCACGGAAATGCTAAAAAAACTACCGGTGGTTTAACTAAAAAGGATTTAATAAAAAATAAACATGGCGAAATCGTATCTCGTAAAAAGCATTTAACGGCTAAACGCGAGAAACGACTTGAAAAGCATGGTTATTTTGCGAAAAAGGGGAAGTTTGGATTCGTAAAGAAAGAGAAAAAGTCTAAACGCGCTTAAATCCTTTCTTTTTAGGAGAAACTGTCCCCGCCGAAATTACGCGCCTTTTAATATGATATGTCCCGACAGGGTCATATGATGTATAACTCAAGGGCGAATTATATGCTTTATTACCTATTGCCTTTGCCTTCTTTCTCTCCATATAAGAAGAACTATCTTGATAGGTTAAATTTAAACTTGTTCCAGTATTGCTTTTATTAGTATTTCTCCATATTTTACGCATAAGAGAGAATTGTCCGTCCTCCATATTTTGTTTTAATGGTGATACATTTTGTCCCGTTAGAATAGAATTATTCATTATATATATAATATATTATAATACAATTACATATCATATATTTTAACTAGACTGTTTAATAATCCTGATAATTGTAACGGATATACTATACAAGAAAAACAAGAATCAATCACATGTATTTCTTTTGAATTTTTTATAATATCAATATAATACGCAACAGGTAAATTAATATAAGTATTTGCTAACCTGTAATGTATATTTTCAATTGTATACATATTTTTATTAGGACAAATAATTATATAATTATTATTATTTATAAATTGGTTCAATACATCCGAAATATCTATACTCCTATTAGAACCTTGTGTATGAACAAATATAATATTGTATTTTTTTATTTTATAATAATAATCTGTAGTTATTGTTGTGCTTGGTATATTAAAATAATTAATATATATGCGTGTATCTAATCCAATACAATTATAAAAATCGAATATGTGCCCGTATTTTATATTGGTATTATTTTGGATGTAATTTAAGATGTGTTTATTTGTAATTTTGGATGATACATATTCCGTATGACAACCACATATAAAAATATCATTCGTTTTGTTTACATTCATAATAGTTTCTTTACAATTATTAAACTCATTCTCTTCATTTATAGGTATAAGTATAACATTATCATTAAAGAATAGTCTTACGTTTGATTCGTATTTGGTTTTACATATAAAATATATTTTTACATAATATTTTAATAAAAAATTTACCGCGCCTATCATGGATATATTATCACCCAATCCATTATGTGATAATACGTAGGCGTTCATCTTATAATATGTGAATGTATAATTATACATTTATTTTCGCTTAAAACCACATTATATTTTTGTAAAATAATACTTTTATTATATAAAACATTATTAAATATATAACTATTCGATAAATTATAATATTTATTTAAATTAAATTGTTGCGATACATTATTTAATGTATAATTATCAATAATTTCATCAGTTGTATGTAATAATTTAATTTTTGTTTGAATGCTATTTAAATTAGTTACACTATTATTTTTTATTATATTAATTTCTTTAATAATAATATCATTAAATTTATTATAAAAATTAAAAGATTCTCTTTTTTTATTTAATATTGTATTGAATGTGTTTATAATTAAATATATCCAATACATAAATGGTTTATAATTTCCACATATCACCAAATCCATATCTCTATTATGTAAATATGCGTTTCTTTTATTATAACCAGTAATAAAACATAATTCATTTTGAATGGTATCTAAATTTAATATATTATCTATGATTACATCAAGACGCATAATAATATATACATCATACATA